CTAGCGTCATGCTAGTAAAAGGATTCTACGGGATGTTTACTTTGTGGCCTTATGACTTATCAATGGTAGACACAGAAGAAACTTTAAAGAATTGGGCGGATTATTATTTCCTGATTTACACGGTGGCACTTCAATAACAAACTTTCTGATAAGGGGTGAGAATGTATCAATTTCAAAGAGATTATGTTCTCACTTTATATGACCGCGACAATGGTAAGCTGTTCACAATAACAGAGCTACGATTAAGCTTCGACATTCAACAAAATGTTGACCACGCAAATAAAAACAACTCGGCAGAAGTGAAAGTTTATAACCTAGCTCAAACCACATTAGACAAGTTTAGCGACAAACAAATGGCCTTGAGTGCCACACTGGCTGTTGGCTATGTTGGTAGCATACAGCAATTACTGAAAGGCGATGTTGTACAGATTATGACTAAGAAAGTTGGTGTCGATACAGAGACTACTTTCAAGATTGCAGATGGCTTTAAGATATTGAATGGTGTGAAGGTTCATAAGACCTACCCCGAAGGTGTAACTATTGGTTTTGTTATTCAGAACATTGCAGAGAATAATAACTTAGAAGTTGATGTGATTGCCAGTGGCAATACAGATAGAACACTTCCTTACGGCTATCCTGCGACTGGAACACTAAAACAAATCCTTGATGACTTGTGTAAGCCAAACGATTTAGAATGGTCAATCCTATAAGGTAAGTTAACAGTTAAAGATAAACGAAGTGTGTCTCCTAACAAAACAACTGAAACAGCTATTGTGTTATCACAAGAGAGTGGGTTGCTTGATATACCATACACACACACAGAAGATGTATCACAAGCTATTGAACAACCGCTAAACGACAACGAAGTAGATATTACAGAGGAACTAAAGCCAACCAAAAGTGGCAAGCCTCGTAAACAAACAACACGAAAGATTCAACGCTCAAACATTGAATTGAAAGCATTACTAAACCCATCTGTTAAACCTAATAGTTTAATACGTCTTGACAGCACTAAAACAAAACTTAGTGGTTACTACCGTGTTAGAACTATTAAGTATAGTGGTGATACAAGAGGTGGAGAGTGGTTTATGCAAATATGGGGCGATAACGTCAAGGATTTAGTATAATGGAAAATAGTTTAGAAACAATCCTTAATGCACAGATTGATTTCAGGTTGTCTGATATTTATGTGACTATGGTAGCGGAAGTTACTAATGTTGCTAAATTAAATGAGTGCCGCATTGACGTACAGCCTGTAGTGAACAAGAAGTATATTGACGGCGAGATAATGGCATACCCCGAAATACTTTCCGTCCCTGTTCAGTTCCCTAGCTCATCAACCTCAGCCTTAACATTCCCAATCAATCAAGGGGATAATGTTCTCCTTGTGTTTAGTCAGAAAGGGTTGGATGTATTTAAGAGTGGTGCTACGTCAGCACATGACCCGATTGATATGCGTAGCTTTGATAAAAGAGATGCTATTGCTATCCCATGTGTAAATCCTTTCTCAAAATCAATCAATGACCCTGTAAAGCGCACTTTAACGCACAGTGTTGATGATATGGTTATGACACACAATATCGGGAAAGAGAATGAGTGTGAGGTGAGGTTGACATCTAGTGGCGAAGTTAAAGTTACAGGTGTACACACAAAAATATCTGATAGCTTGGCTACAGGTGGTGGCGTATTTGTTGGCACAGGTGCTACAGGTAGCTTCACAACACCACTAGGCCAAGTAGTAACAGTGTCAGACGGAATTATAACAAATATATTTTAGGTGGTGATATGAACCCTCAAGGCAGCAGTATTGTAAACACATCACAATACGATAGTATGAAGAAGCGTGTAGAGAGTGTAACATCGTGCGAGCAATTAAATAGTGTAGGTACAGAGATATTAGACTCGTTGAAAGCTGAAACTGATGCTATTACAGAACAGTTAGAGAAGTCTATGCCATTATTGGCTTTACTAGACCCACCAACATCGCCTACAGCAGTTATTGAATGGATACAAGGTTTGATTGGTAGTTTAATCACCCCTTTAGCTAAACCTGCTATTACGTACCAAGCACAGATTCCTATTAGGGCTGCTGCAATTGCTGACTTAGTAAGCACAATCAATAAAAAAGCATCTGAGTTTCAAGAGTGTACTTTAACACTTCCTACACCTTGAGAGGAGTTATAAATGGACATCAAACTAAACGACGAGACAGGGGATGTCCTTCTCTCAACAACAAACACAATTACAACACCAACATTCACCACCACAACATCTGAAAACTTAGCTCAACGCTTAAAGATTAGATTGCAAACATTCAAAGGTGAATGGTTCTTAGATGGAACTATTGGTATTGACTACTTCAATCAGATTGCTGGTAAGAATAGGTCTAAAGCTGCTGTTGATGCAATCATTCAGGCTGAGATATTAAAAGAACAAGAGGTGTTGCAGATTACAGCTTACAGTAGCGTAGTAGATAAGACAACAAGAAAGATTACAATTCAGTTTACAGTGAGAACCGTTGACGGTTTCTATTCCACTCTGACTGCTTCAATTGGTGTTTAAAATAGGGAGAGGGATATGGCAGGATTAAGCACGACAGGTTTTAGTGTTAAACGATTAACAGATATTATTTCCTCTCTTAAAGCAAGTGCTAATACAGAGTTTAGTGGTTTCTTAGGCGCAGGTGATGTACTGGATACAACAGATAACAGTGTACTAGGAAGATGGATTAAGATTATTGCTGAACCTTTAGCAGAGCTTTGGGAAACAAGCCAGCAAGTTTATAGTTCTTTTGACATTAATCAAGCTACAGGTGTTTCCTTAGAAGAGCTTTGTGCGTTAGGCGGAGTTATTCGTAACACGGCTACAGCTTCACAAGCATTGTTAGTGAGTAAAGGTACTTATGGTGTAACAATTCCTGATGGTAGCTATGTTCGTAGTGCCAACACAAATAAAGTGTTTGAGTTTCAGGAGGATGTAGTTCTAAATGAAACAGGTGCAACAGCAATCCAAATCACACCTACGGTTGTGGCCGACAGTACGGTTTATTCTTTCACCTATAAGGTACTTGGCAGCAATCTTAATCCCGTTGCTGTTACTTATACTAGCGGTGTTAGTGCTACTACTTCTAGTATTGTCAACGGATTAATGGGTGTTGTTAACGCATCACACTCTACTTATATTGAAGCAACATTGGTTGGTGCTGATTTGCTTGTTCAAGTAACAAACCAAGACTATGCTTGTGACTTTGTAGCAACACAATTTACGATTAACAAAGCTAAGAAACAAACCTTAGCTACTTGTACAGAGACAGGTGTTAACTTACAAGATGCTAACACTGTTGAAACAATTCAATCACCTTTAGTTGGTTGGGATACGGTGACAAACCCGTTTGCAGCTATCGCGGGTAAAGTGGTAGAGACTGATGCTGAACTACGTTTACGTTTCTTACAAGCTAAGTTTCAAGACGGTAGTAACACATACGAAGCTATTTACGCTGCTATATTAAAACTTGATGGCGTACAACAAGTAGTTATCTATGAGAATGAAACAGACACAGCTTTTGTTTCTCCCCCTGTTCCCGCACACAGCTTCTATCCAATTGTGTTGGGTGGCATTACAACAGAGATTGCTCAAGCTATATGGGACAACAAACCAGCAGGGATATTAAGCTACGGAACGGTGACAACAGGTGTTGCTGACAGTCAAGGAATATTACATGATATTTCGTTTGATAGGCCAACAGACTTGCCAATTTACATTTCATTAACCATCTCAGTTGATAGTTCATTCCCTACAGATGGAGAGGATTTAATTAAAGCTTCTTTGGTTGAATATTTAGGCACACTAGGGGTTGGCGAGGATGTTTTGTACAGCCGTTTGTACACACCAATTAATAGTTCAACAGAGGGCTTCTATGTAAACTCAATGACTATCGGTACAAGTGCAGCACCCGTAGGAACAAGCAACATATCGGTTGATTATAACGAGATTGTCAACATATCAGCTTCTAATATCTTAGTATCGTTTGTTTAAGGGGGCTTCATGGGTAGCATAACAGAAGTAGATTACCTCACACAAGCAAGAAGTAGATACACACAACAGTTTAAGAATAAACCAATCTTTGATGCCCACATCAATATCTTTATCACAGAGATTACTGAAATACAAGATATGCTTCAAGACTTAATTGGTCTTAGAAGTTTAGAGACTGCGGTAGGAAGCCAGTTAGATGTGATTGGGGCTATTGTAGGTCAACCAAGAGTGTTAGTTGACTTCTCGTTATTCCCTTTCTTTGGTTTTGATGGTGCAGACCAAGCACAAACATTTGGTAGTTTGTACGATGCAACTTTAGGTGGTACATGGAAGTCAATCTCTGACAGTGAAGGAGCTTCATTTGAAGTAGATGATGATACATACCGCTTTATTATTAAAGCTAGAATTGTTGCTAACATTTCAAACACAACACCTCAAGGTGTTATTGACGCTGTTAATTATATTGTAGGAAGAAGTGACAGCACAATTGAAGAGATGGGTAATGCTCATTTAAAGATTATTCACTACGCTACACTAACAGCTTTGCAAGAGTATTTCTTGAGAGGCTTGAGTAGCATCGGCAGCATCATACCTTTACCAATTTGCGTATCGTATGAGATAGAGAACAGTACATTAGGGTATGGACATAGCTACGGCTACTCCTACGGAAAAGCATAAATAAGGAGAGAAGCATGACAGCATTAACAGACCCGATTAGTGGTTTAAGCTATGGGTGGGCATTAGGGGAAGATAACTGGAACACAGGGATGGATACCAACCTTGTTAAGATTGGGGCAATGCTACACATCAATGTTTTAGATTTTGTAGCAACGCCTTCTATAACAACAAATGGCACACGTTATATTGTAACAACAGGAAGTGGTGCTTTTGTTGGACAAGATAATAAACTTGCTGCAAGGGTAGCTGGTGCTTGGGTGTTTTATACCGTACCAGAAGGTTGCGTTGTCTATGATGAAGATACCAACCTACACTATAAATTTGAAGGTGGTTCGTATGTTTTGTTGGTTGATTTATCAGCTTACTTAACGTCTGCTACAGCAGCCAGTACATATCTAACTACAGCTACGGCAGCTTCCACTTACGGCACAATCGCGCAAGCTAAGACAGAGTATTTAGTGTTGGCAGCTAGTGATGAAAGTACAGCATTAACAACAGGCACAGGTAAAGTAACATTCCGTATGCCTTATGCTTTCACAGTGAGTGCAGTAAGAGCAAGCTTGTCAACAGCACAAGCAAGCGGAAGCATTTTCACTGTAGATATTAACGATAGTGGCACAACAATCCTTAGCACTAAGCTTACCATTGATAACACAGAAAAAACATCAACGACCGCAGCTACAGCACCAGTTATTAGTGATACATCTTTAGCAGACGATGCTGAAATCACAATTGATATTGACCAAGTTGGAGACGGTACAGCTAAAGGTTTGAAAATCACATTGATTGGTACAC